CGAACGGCAGGCATACGCGCGGCAAGGGCTTCTCCGATGACCTTATCAAGTACGACGCGGCCATGCGCCTTCACTGGAATGTCTACCGCTGCGACCCCGCGATGGTGAAAGCAGGGCGGGCGCTGGAAACAGTACAAATAATGCTGCTAAAATCGGCAAACGGGACGGCAACTTGACGGAAGTTTGCAAGAAATGCACGAAAAAGGAGGGGTATTGCAAAAAAGTATCCGTCAAACCCGCATAGACAGACGTAAAAGAGGGCAAAAATGCAAGAAACCGCACGGATACCCCCCTTATTTTGCAATGAAACCTTGCACAATCTGCCCGCTTTTGCCCGAAACCTCATTGAAACGCTAGGCTTTGAGACTGCGCTAAATGTCATAGAACAATTAGGCGGCGCAAGCTGGCGCATCAGCTACGCCGATAACAGCAAGGAACGAAAGGACATAGAAGCGCGTATCGGTTATAACGCTTGGCTTAAACTGCAAAACGCCTTTGCTGGCGAAACGCTCTATATCCCTAAATGCCACAAGGCTCTACTCGCTATCCGCAATCAGGCGATTAAAACCACATTAAAACAGTGCGCCGATAGTGTTACTCCGAAAACCGATAAAATCCGTGAATTGGTCAAGCGCTTTAAATTATCCGACCGCCGCATTGCGCAGATTGCCGCCGAGCAAAAACCGCCTAAAGCGCAAGGGGATTTGTTTTAAACTAAAACTCATCCATCACACAAAGAGCGAACCATTGGCTTTAATCCGGCTGTCTCGATTTGTTCTATCAGCTTTTTGTACACGGCCTGTAATTCATCATAACGGTTATTGAAGGCTTGATATTCATTGCGCAATAAATGCAAATCGCTCCTTTTCACTGCCAAAGAGTGCTCAAGTTCTTTTATCTGGCCGGTCTTTTCATCACCTTCTTCAATCAAGCGGTCTCGCTCTTCAATCAAACGGCTTCGCTCCTCAATCATGCGGTAATTGGCCTTGCCAATGGACACAAGGCATATCAATAGGCTAAGCAGCAAAACAATCAAAGCGCTAATGGCTATCACTGCGTCCACCTGCCATAAACTTAACCCAAAGCGACGCTCTATCGAACCATGCCATAGCGGCATGCTAAAAGCCGCCAACAAGCCAAGTGGCGCGATAATTTTTGATGTGGTCGTTGGCATAATGGCCTCGATTATTGCTGCAAGTTTGTTTACAATAGTTAGCATCAGCGTTTTCCGTAAGTTGTGGGAGGTGAGATACCTGCAATATAACGGAGGGCGCTTTTTTTTGCCAACAAACCACCTGAAACCTTTCCTACAGATTTAAGCGGCGCTACCTTGCAACAATCGGCGGCAAACCTTATTACCGATTAAACCCATGCCCACTTCCGCCGCTTCCTCTTTGGCATTCAAATTACCGCCGGTGCATTAGCCGCTGCATTGGGCTTTTTGGTGCTTTGGCCTAAAAGCATGTGCGAGGGTTTCGCCCGCTTATTCTGTACCTTAATTGCCAGTTCGATTTTCGGGCCGGTTATTTTGGTACATATCCACCACGCGCACCCCGATTTATTTCAATCCGCGCAGCAACTGGCCGTGCTTTATGACATTGACCCCGCGCTAGGCTTGCTCTTTGTCGCCACGCCCGCATTAGTGATTGCAGGGCTGCCCGCTTGGTGGGTTATCGGCGCACTGCTTCGCGCCTTTGAGCGCGATGGTGAAGGCGTTTTAGGAGCAATAGGCGCTTGGATTAAGCAACGATTGGGAGTTAACGCATGAATAAAGTACTGCCGCGCGGCATTCGCAACCATAACCCGGGCAATATCGAATATCACGCCGCGAACAAATGGCGCGGGCAGTTGCCGCATGAACCGGCCATAGAAGCGCGTTTTTGCCGCTTTCAATCGGCGCACTATGGCTTACGGGCGCTGGCGGTACTGCTAAAAAACTACTACCGGCGTTACGGCTTAACTACCGTAAACAAGCTGATAACCCGCTATGCACCCAGCACCGAGAACAACACCCGCGCTTACGTGAAAGCGGTAGCCGAAGCGCTGCGCGTAACCCCCGATGAACCGCTAACGTTGGATGTGTGCGCCCTGCAAGCCTTGCTTGCCGCCATTGTCCGACATGAAAACGGACAGCAACCTTATACGGCGGCGCAAATCGCCGCTGCGGTTGAGGAAGCGTTGCCGTGATGGGCAAGTTGGCCGGATGGCTGATGGGCAAGCTGGGCAGCCCGCTGTTGTTTGCCCTGCTGATGGGTGCGGCCTACCTGCTGGCCTATTTAAACGGCCATAGCGACGGCAGGCGGCAGTGCGCCGAAAATGCCCTTGAAGCTGTGCAAACGCAGCTTAGCGCTTACCAAGCCGCCCTTGCCAAGGCCGAAGCCGCCAGCCTTGCCCATCTTGAGCAACTGCATCAAGTGGAAAAAAGCCATGAACAAAGCACTCGCACGCTGCGCCGTGCGTTATCGGAAACGGCCAGCGTGCGTGCTGATTGCCGCCTTGATGCTGGCCTCATGCAGCAACTTACCGCCGCCCGCGATGCCGCTGCCCGCGCCGCTACCGGCAGCACTGGTGCAGCCTTGCCCGCTGCCGGTGGGTCTGGACGATAACGGCATGGACGCACTCGTTTTAACCCTTAAGCAGCTTTACGACCAATACAGCCACTGCGCCGCCTTGCACCGCGCGTTAGTGCGCTATTTACAGGAATCGAACAGGTGAACTATAGCTTGTTAAGAGGAAGTAGAGGGCTGCGCCATGAGTAGCAACTTATTTTTAAACGCTCTGTTTTCATTGGCAAGCCTGCAATTATCGTCATACAGTTTTTCTTTTTCTTCCCGATGCCGCGCAATCTGCCTTAGCAGGTCTTGTTGTTCTTTTGTCGCTTGCACCAAGAAAGCCTCTTTTTCTTCGCTTATCTTGGTCAGTGTTTGGGTGAAGTGGTTTGTCGCATTACCCAGCGCTTCGCTCATCTTGCTAACCGCTTGTGCAAAGCTACGGTCAACATTATCCCAAATCACTTTTTCTGCGTTATTAACAGCTATCGTTCCTTGCTGTTCGATGATTGTTTTATCTCGTACCACAACGCCTTCCGCCAAGGTTTTATTGTCATTAAACATAGTCTTAATATCGCGCCGAATGGAGGCGATACAAAAGAAAGCGCCGGTCAATAGTGTCAGCAAAACAAGGACGGCTGTCATCCAGTATGCTTGTGCTTTTCCTATATCCAATACAGCTTCGATAAAACCTTGCATCATTGCAACAATAAACGCAGCAGCGAGCGTGATTAAAGCAATGGCTTTTGAGTTGTCGGTAGGCATGACGGCCTCTATATATTTTGCTAAAATGGATTTCATCAACTTCTCCGGTAGATTGGACGGCGTAGAGAACCTACAGTCTACCGGCAGAAGTTTTTTTATGAAAGCCGAGCGCTAAATCATGGCACTCCCTAAAGACACTAAAGCGCGGATTAAAACCGCCTATATCGAAAGCCGCATGCCGATTACCACGCTCGCCGCCATGTTTAGCGTTGATGCGTCCACAATTAGCCGCTGGAAGCAAGCCGATTTAAAACAAGGCGACGATTGGGACAAAGCACAAGCGGCGGCGTTATTGGCAGGTAATGAACTTGAAAGCACCACGCAAAGGGCGCTGGCAAAGTTGATTTGCCAAATCGAACGCACGATAGACGATGTGGAACATTACCAAGACACTACACCGGTGATTAAAACCCAGTGCCTCGCCAGCTTGGTGGACGGGTTGCATAAAGCGACCCACGCCAGCCGCCGGATAATGCCGCAAGCCAATAAACTCGCCATTGCCCGCGAAGCCATTAAATACTTTGTGCAGTTTGCACAGCTTAATTACCCACAGCAGGCCGCTGATTTAATTGAAGTGATTGAAGCCTTTGGTTCACAGTTGCCGCGCGTGTTTAAAGAATGAATGCCGCTGAATTTAAAAAAGACATGCTGCTTATTGCCGACCAGATGCGGGCGCGTCTGGACGCGATGGAAGCAGGGCTTGACCTCGACCCCGCCGAAATAAAAAAGCGCCGCGTCAAAGTACAGAATGATTTTGCTTTCTTCTGCAACACCTACTTCCCCAAATATACCGATAAAAAACCGGCGCAATTGCATCGTTACCTTTATGAGGAATTGCCCAAACAGATTAAAAGCCAAAAAGGCTGCCGCCTCGCTATTGCTGCCCCGCGCGGCAATGCCAAATCGACCGTGGTTAGTTTGTTCTTTGTGCTTTGGTGCGTTTTAACCGGTCGCAAAAAATACATTGTCTTGATGATGGCCGCGCATAGGCAAGCCACGGCATTACTGGAAGGCATTAAGAAAGAATTAACCGAAAACCCCGGCCTTACGCTCGACTTCCCCGAGCATTGCGGTATTGGCAGGATTTGGCAAGCAGGCGCTATTGTTACCAATGGTAACGTTAAAATCCAAGTGTTCGGCGCTTCAAGCCGTATGCGCGGCATAAGACACGGCGCTTATCGCCCTGATTTAGCGATTGCTGATGATTTGGAAAACGACGAAAACGTTAGAAACCCCGAGCAGCGCGATAAACTCGAAAGCTGGCTGGAGAAAACGGTTTTAAGTTTAGGCGCGGCCAATAACAGTATGGACGTTATCGTTATCGGTACCGTGCTGCACTATGACAGCGTACTATCGCGCTTATTAAACAGGCCAACTTGGCAAAGCCAGATATTCCGCGCCGTGATTAAGTGGCCGGATAATATGGACTTATGGGACCAATGGCAGGACATTCTATTAAACCAAGGCGAGGAAGAAGCAAGCCGCTTTTATCGCGCCAATAAAGCCGATATGGAGCAAGGCGCAATCGTCAGCTGGCCGGATGGGCAGCCGCTGATTGAGTTAATGATTAAACGCGCTCAAGGACAAGCCGCCTTTGACAGCGAGCAACAAAACGACCCTGTGCAAGGCGATAATGCGCCCTTTGCGGGCTGCATCACCTATTACAGCGGCGATAATCCTCATTGGATTTACTTTGGCGCGTGCGACCCGTCGTTAGGCCGCAAAGGGCAAGGGCGCGACCCGTCCGCTATTTTAATTGGTGGATACGACCGCAAAACCGGCATTTTGGATGTTATTCACGCCAGCATTAAAAAGCGCCTGCCCGATACCATTATTGAAGACATTATCGCGCTGCAACGTGAATATCAATGCGCGGCATGGGCGATTGAGGCGGTGCAGTTTCAAGAGTTTTTAAGAACGGAATTAGTCAAACGCGGCTCGCAGCAAGGCGTTCCCATTCCGGCGCGTCCAATTATCCCCAACACCGATAAACGCCTGCGCATTGAAAGTTTGCAGCCGCATATGGCGAACGGTTTAATCCGCTTAAACCCCAATCAGCAAACGCTTATCCAGCAATTAAAACACTTCCCGATGGCCGCGCACGATGATGGCCCGGACTGCCTGCACATGCTCTGGCAGCAAGCGAGCGGCTTTGCCGTGATAAGTGGCAAACTGGCCTCGCGCGACAATGGGGTATTTGCCGGTAACGATAACGGCAGCTTTTTTTCAGGAGCTTGGTAAATGGCAACTCAATCTAAAATCATTAAACCCAAAAAGAAAACCGCACCGCCTAAACAGTCGCAAGCGCCCAAACTAGGCTATGTCTCGCGCGAATTGCCCGAGCATCCGGCGATTGGTATTAAACCGTCCCAATTGTCGCGCTTATTGATAGAGGCCGAAAACGGCGATTTAAAGCGACAAGCGGAACTGTTTAACGATATGGAGCGCCGAGATGCACATATCCTCGCCGAAATCTCCAAGCGCAAACGCGCCCTATTAGGCTTGGACTGGCAGATAGCGCCGCCAGACGATGCCACGGCAGACGAAAACAAAGCCGCTGAATTATTAACCCATGCCATTACCGATAATGCCCGCGATTTAATGTTCGACCTTTTGGACGCTATCGGCCACGGCTTTAGTGCCTGTGAAATTAGCTGGGAGTTAAACGATGGATTATGGCTGCCCACCGCCTTCCCTTACCGCCCGCAGTCTTGGTTTACCTTAAGCGAACAAGACAAAAACAAGCTGGTATTGCGCACGGAAACCGGCAGCACGCTTGACCTGCAACCGATGGGCTGGATTGTCCACAAAGCCCGCGCACTAAGCGGTTATATCGCAAGCGCCGGTCTGTACCGCGTGCTCGCCATGCCTTGGCTGCTGAAGCATTACTCGCTGCATAATCTGGCCGAGTTTTTGGAGGTTTACGGCCATCCGCTCAAAATTGGCAAATACGGCACCGGCCATGATGACAGCGAGCAAGACAAACTGCTAAGCCTGTTAAAAAACTTAGGTCACAGCGCCGCCGGTATCTTCCCCGAAGGCATGATGATTGAGTTTGTCGAAGCGGCCAAAGGCAGCAGTGAGCCTTTTGCGGCAATGGTCGATTACTGCGACAGCGCCATCAGCAAGGCCATTTTAGGCGGCACATTAACCACCTCCACCGGCGATAACGGCGGCGGCGCTTACGCTTTGGGCAAAGTGCACAATGAAGTTAGGCGCGACTTGATGGAGGCCGACGCGCACCAACTCGCCGCCACCTTAAACCGTGACTTAATCGCCCCGTTTTGCGCGATTAACTTTGCCAATGTGCGAGCGCCGCGCTTTGTATTTGATTTAAACGAAACGGCTGATATTGGCGCAATAGCCAACGCGCTGCCGCCGTTAATGGGCAGCGGCTTAAAAATCCCCGAAAACTGGCTTTATCAGCAGCTAGGCATTCCCGTCCCCGAAGAGGGCGAGGCGGTCTTGCAAGGCAGACCCTTACCCGAAGCGCTCACCCGTCAACTCGCCAACCGGCAACCAAACGCCTTAAGCAAGGGCGAAAAATGGCAGAACATCATCGATAGCGCCGTACCCGAGCACCCCAACGCCAGCGCCATAAACGCGCCGCTTTTGGCCGCGCTGCAAAAGGCAGGCAGCGAAGATGAAGCGTTGGATGTATTGGCGCGTGACATGCCGGATTTAGCGCCAGAAGAGTTAATCGACGAACTGCAAAGGCTAATGGTTAATTCAGAAATCGCCGGTCGCCTTTCTTTTGAAAAAGTAGGCTAAGCAATGGCCTTCCCCGACTGGTTTATCCAGCAAAAAGGGCTGCAATTAACCGACCGCTACCAAGACATGCAAAATGCCGCGCATGCCCGCGCCTTTACCGTGGCTAAAGTCGCGCAATTATCGGCCTTGGCACAGATTAAAAAGGACATGGCCGCATCGGTCGCGCAAGGTAAGTCTTGGCAGCAATTTAAAAAAGACTATCTCGAAAGCGGCAACCCGCCGCTGAGTGAACGGCACTTAAAAACCGTCTACCAAACCAACATGCAAGCGGCCTTTATGGCCGGTCGCCACGCTGCCGCGCTAGAGGCGACCGAAACGCACCCGTACTGGCTTTACTTGGCCGAGATGGACGCTTACACACGCGAAAAACACGCGGCACTGGACATGCGAGCCTTTCGCCATGATGACCCGATATGGGCAAGCATCGTCCCGCCCAATGGCTACAACTGCCGTTGCCGCTTTATCGCCCTTAGCGAGGATGGACTAAAAGAATGGGGCGTAACGCCGGAAAAAGGCCAGAGCGCCGATAAACAAGCTGCCGACAAAGGCTTTAACAGCTCGCCGATGGCCTCGCACACTATCGATAAGCTCTTGTACGAACGCGCTACAGCGACGTTAGGCGACGAAAAAGCGCACGCCTTTATTCAATCCGTGCTGCTTAATCCGGCCCGATTGAAGGGCTGGGAGGCGTTTATTAACGTTGCACTTGACCCGAAAGTACAGGGACAGCGCCAAGCGATGGCCTTTGCCGTGTTGCCACCTGCCGATATGGCCTATGTGCAGGCACAAGGCGCTAAGCTGCAAAATGGGCTGGTATTCTTGGAAGAAAGGCAGTTTGCAGGCGATAAATGGGCAAGGCACAAGGCAGCCGGTAACGCCATGACGGCACAGGATTTTAGAGAATTGCCGCTTGCATTCACCAAAGCCGCGCATGTGTTCTGGGATATTGATAACGGGACTTTGGTTTATTTGCTGCCCAATAAGAAACGGGGCAGAGATGGATTTAACAAAGTCGCCGTGCGCTTTGGCCGCAATCAATACGGCGGGATGGCGGTTGATGATGCAGCTACTATTTTTTGGATTGATGATGTAACGGCAAAATCAATGATTGACGGTGCTGATAAAAACTATAGGAAAGTTCGCTAAGAGAGGAGGCAGCGGCGGGATTTGAACCCGCATCACGTAAGCACTATCACTAATGCCGTTCCCAATACCTGCACCTGGGTTGTCTTACTGCCTCACCCCAAAATCCTACCGCCAATCCCGCCAAGGACGCAAGCCATGTCTACGCTGGAACTTGAACTGAAAGACCCACAAGCACGGCGCATCTTAAGATTGCTGGCCAAGGCGCTGTCTGACAAACGCCGCCTAATGGCAGGCATTGCCAATGAGTTACTCGCCCAAACCGAGCGCAACGTTCGCTTGGAAGGTCGCCCAAAGTGGCCAGCGCTTGCGCCCTCTACGCAAAAGGCGCGTGCACGGAAAGGTCACGGCGCAAGTAGCCCGATATTGCGCGGCAGGCCGCCAAACTTGGCAAGAAACTTTGTGATAGCGTTCAGCGACGACCACGCCGCCATTAAAAACCCGACAAACTACGCCGCCATTCACCAGTTCGGCGGGCAGGCGGGGCGCGGTTTAAACGTCGCCATTCCCGCGCGTCCATTCCTGCCGGTTAAGGCCGATAAAAAAACGCTTTCCCCCGAGATGCAACAATCGCTGAACAAGCTGCTTAAAACCTACTTAAAAAAGGCGACCCGCGCTTAAAAAGCGCATGAAAGGTTTCCTCTAAACAGGCTTTAAACCGCGCCGCATTATCGGCGGCATGGACACTCTTATTTATGCCGCCTGCGCGTTTGAACTGTCCGCCGATAAAGAAGGCTGGATACAGGTACTGCCCGCTGGCACGTTCAAACCCAATGACGGGCGCAAAATGGCTGTGCCGCATTGGTACATTGATGCCAAAAGCGCCGCCAAGTTAATCGATAACTTCAAACAGCAAAAAAATAAGCTGGTTATCGATTACGAACACCAAACGCTTTACAAAGAAAAAAACGGCCAGCCCGCACCGGCTGCCGCTTGGATGGTGGATTTGCAGTGGCGCGAAGGCAGCGGCCTATGGGCAAAAACCGAATACACCCCACAAGCCGCGCAGCAGATTAAAGACAAACAATACCGCTACTTCTCGCCGGTTTTTAATCATGACAATAAAGGCGTGATTAAAAATTTAATTAACGGCGGACTAACCAATACCCCCGCGATTGACGGCATGGCAGAACTCGCCGCTGCCGCCCGCCGCTTATTTGAGCAACCCGAGGATAACACCATGTCCGATAAACCCACCGAAAGCAAAGCCGATTTATCGGCCATTGCCAGCGCCCTTCATCTCGATAAAGGCGCGGATGAACAAACCATTATTGCCGCTTGTTCAGCATTAAAAGAACAAGTCGGCAAGACGCAAACGCCCGACCCTGCCGAATATATGCCGGTTGCCGCGATGAAAGAAATGCAGGCGCAAATTGCGGCGCTTAGCGCACAAATCCAAAGTGGCGAAGCGGACAATTTAATTGCCGCCGCCAAGCAGCAAGGCAAGCTGCTGCCCGCGCAGGAACAATGGGCAAAAGATTACGCCAGCAAAGACCTGCAAGGCTTTAAGGCTTATCTCGAAAGCGTCCCCGCCATTGCCGCATTAACCCAAATGCAAGCAAAAGAGCCGCCGAAAAACGACCTTGGCTTAACCGCGGAAGAAATCCGCGCCGCCAAAGCGACCGGCACGCCCTTAAAAGAGTTTGCCGAATTTAAAAAAGCGCAACTTCAAAGCGAGGAATAAACCATGCCCATTAAAACCCCTGCCGGTATTGAGGCACTGCAAACCGTCTTTAAAAAACACTTTCAAGACGGTCTGGCGCTCGCTCCTTCCGATTATCAAAAAATCGCTACCGTCGTTCCGACCACTGCCAAAATCACTACTTACGGCTGGCTGGGTTCGTTCCCATCCATGCGCGAATGGGTAGGCGACCGCCAGTTTGCCGATATGAAGGCCAGCGACTATCGCATTGTGACCAAAAATTGGGAAAGCACCGTAAAAGTCGATAAGTTCGACCTCGACGACGACAATTTGAGCATCTATTCGTCGCTCTTTAAAGAGGAAGGTTTGGCCGCTGGCCGCGCACCGGATGAACTGACCTTTAAAGTATTAAAAAGCGCGCACGAGGCCACCAGCCTGTGTTACGACGGCAAACCGTTCTTTAACGACAAACACCCTGTTTATCCCAATGTAGACGGCACAGGAACGGCGGTAGAAGTCACCAATAATTACAACGGCACAGGCGCGGGCAGTGGCACGGCATGGTATTTAATGGATACCTCGCGCAGCCTGAAACCGCTGATTTTTCAAGAGCGCGAAAAGCCGACCATTACCAACCTAACCCGCGCCGATGACGAAAGCGTCTTTATGCGCCATGAATACCGCTTTGGCATTCATGCGCGTCATAACGCAGGCTTTGGTTTTTGGCAAATGGCCGCGCGTTCGACGCAGGTTTTAAATCAGGCCAACTTTGAAAACGCCTACATCAACATGCGCAAACTGCGCGGCGATGGCGGCATTGTGCTGGATATTCGCCCAACCGTCCTTTTAGTGCCGCCTTCGCTTTACGGCAAGGCGATGGATATTGTCGGCGTACAGCGCAACGCGGCAGGCGCGGATAACCCCAACTACAAGCGCGTACAGATTATCGAAAGCGCATGGCTTGATTAAGCGGCAAAAATAAAGCCCCGTTAGTGGCGGGGCTTTGAGTATCCATTTCATAGGCAAAGAGCGAATGGATAAGTTCGATTTTAGATTTTTGGTGGACGCAATGCAACAGATAGAGCAATCCAAAAATGTAAGGCGCTTGATATGGGCGGGCATTTTTGTGGCCTCGCTGTATGGTTTTTCCGCGTTATTGGGTGCGCTTTCTTCATTGGCTGCCGTTATTCCGTGGGAGCGCCTGCTGCCATGAGCTACTGCGATACAGGCGATTTAGTCGAACAATACGGCGGTGAAGTCATTGTTCGCCTAACCGATAAAGTCAACAAACCGGCCAGCGCGATTGACCCCATTATTGCCGGTCGAGCCATTAATGATGCCAGCGCAGAAATCGACTTATACCTGCACAGCCGCTACAAGCTGCCCTTAACTGAAATACCGGCCATTATTAAACGCCTGTGCTGCACGCTGGCCTTTGCCAACTTGCACGCCGACGAAAAAGCCGAACATCCCGCCCATGAACGCGCCAAAGAAGCCAGAAGCACCTTAAAAGGCATTGCCGCTGGCAGCTTATCCATTGGTTTAAGCGAAGCGGGGCAAGCCATTGAAACCGGCAGCCGCATTCAATTTTCAGAAGGTCGTAATGACTGGAAAGCCCGCTGGTAAACCGCCATGAACGATTATCTGTTTATGCAGCCGCATCTTATCGAACGCATTAAAAGCGCCGTTTCCGGCCTTGCGCAAGTCGATAGCCTGTTCACGCTGGGCGACCTTTCCAAGCAAAGCAAAGCCAGCCCCGCTTGCTGGATTATTTATTGCGGCGATACGCCAAACGATGACAAGCAAAGCAAAAATCAGGTTATTCAATATTGGGCAGCGGTACTTGCCACCAAGTACCCCGAGCAAAAACAAACCGGCGAATTATTAGGGCAAATTATCGCCGCGTTATCCGATTGGTCGCCCAAAAATGAAAGCGGCGTATCACCCATTATCCGCGCCAAAGAGCCGCAACCGGTTTCCTTTGAAAACGACTTTTTATGCTTCCCGTTGTTATTTGAAGCGCGTTTTATCTGGCCGAGGAAAAAAACATGGCAGCCGCAACCGTAACTATCACGGTACAAACCGACACCCATAGCCATAACGGCAAGCCCTGCCACAAAGGGCAAACGATTGAAGTGGATAAACCCACTGCGCAGTTTTTATTGCGCTGCGGGGTTATCCAAAAAATCCCCGCATCTTTAAATAAACAGGAGAAACAACATGGCTGACACTTATTACTACGGCCAAGGCAAGGTCGAGGCCGCGCCGATTGTGAACGGCGTGATTGGCAAATACCGCTTTATCGGCGACGTATCGGCCTTGTCGGTTGCCTTGGCGGTCGAGAAAGTCGAGCACAAGGAAAGCTACAGCGGGCAAAAAGCGCTCGTTAGAAGTTTCCCGATTGGTAAAACCGCCACCCTCAATATGACGCTGCGCAGTATTGAGACCGACAACCTCGCGCTGGTGTTGTACGGCAAGCCGGTCATTACGCCATCAGGCACAGTGACCGGCGAGGATTTGGGTGCGATTGCTGCGGGCGATACCGTGCGTCTGGCACACATCGGCGTGAGCAACCTCGTCATTACCGACAGCGCCGCTACGCCGCAGACGATTGCCCCGTCCCACTACGAACTTTTGGATAACGGCCATTACGGCGAGGTCTTGTTTAACAGCCTGCCGACTGCGCCCGCGCCGGTCATGCCGCTTAAAGCCGCCTACCAGCACGCGCCGAAAAACGCGGTGGGGCTGTTTACTTCGCCGCAGCCGACCGTTGCCATTCGCTACAAAGCGGTCAACCTCGCCGAAGGCAACGCGCCGGTGCTGATTGAACTGTACAAGGTCGCCACCGACCCACTGGCCGAGCTGCCGTTGATTAGCGATGGCACGGAAGTGGCGGGGCTTTCCATTACCGGCGGCATTCTTTTGGACAGCGGCAAACCGGCTTCCGGCCTTTTGGGGCAGTTTGGGCATATCACGCAATTAGCCTAAAAAACAAAACCCCGTTGCCTGCCAGCAATGGGGTTTTAAGGATTAACCCTGAACGGAGGGTCAATGTGAAGAAGTATAGCAAAGGGGTCTTTCGCATGAATAGAGACGAAGGCTTAGAGATACAAGGCGAGTTTTCACCGTTTTTACGCGCTTGCATTGGCGCAAGCGTGCTGATTTTTGCCACATGCAGCGGACTTGCCATTTTATCGGCGGCGCTGCCTTGGGAGCGCTTATTGCCATGAAACACGAAGAAAACGACCTCGCTGTATTGTTCCCCGAACGGCAATTAACCGTAGGCGGCAGGCAACTAACCCTGCGCGAGTACAGCTTTAAGCAAAGCCTGCAACTCAATGACCAACTGCAACCGTTAATCACGGCGATAAGCGCCCTGATTGAAGGCGAGCAGATGCCCGAGCTTTCGCAAGTGATTAGCGTATTCGCCAAAGAGCATGACCGCCTGATTGAACTGGTCGCCGCTGCCGCTAATTGCGAGGTCGCCTTTATCGAAAGCCTAAGCCAGCAAGAAGGCCAGCAACTCCTTTTGCTCTGGTGGGACATCAACGCCCCTTTTTTGATTGGCTCTGCCGTGCTTTGCCTACAGGCGACGGCAGCAGCCAAGGCGGCGCTACAGCAAGCTGGGGCAGCGTCTTTGCCCGCCTGATTGCGGCAGGGCATCGGGCGGGCGAGCTAGGCGACTACAGCATGCGGCAAATCCGGCTGTATCACGAGCAGG